CTTGAGCCGAGCCTCAGCGATGTCCACGATGGCGCGGGGGCCGCTGTTGGACAGCTCCTCCTTGCGGGTGATGACGACCGGAGCAACGTAGTCAGCGAAGTCGAAGGTGGCGTTCTGGAGAACGTCCTTGACTGCCAGGTTCGTGGGCTCGTACCCGCTGGAGAGCTGGGTGATCGAGCTGTGCTCGGACAGGATGAGGGGCTGGTCGACCTTCTGGCCACCGTCCACGATGCGGATGCCACCGTGACGGTTCATGTGGTCGAGAAGGGGGGTGGTCTTGAACAGCTGGTCGACCTCATCCTTGATGAGTTCGCGCAGCGTGGACGACAGGATGTCGTTGCTGAGGACGGCCATAGGGTCACCGTAGGTAGACAGGGTGGAACTTTCGTTGTTCGACCGTGTCCCGCTGACGGTGGGTTGTCCCGAAGGGCCCTGGGCGGGGGGCGCGGTGGAACCCTACCACGCCTCCCCAGAACCCTGCAACTTCAACTACTTACGGTTCGCCTGGATCCACTGGGCCACTGCCCATGCACCCTGCTGCCGGATGGCAGCCGGCACACGACCAGACCCCGTGGCGCGGGACGCACCGCCAATCTTGAGGCCAGCCTGCTTCGCCTCACCACGGATGCGAGCCAGCTCGGCCTCGAGGGCCTTCTTCTCGGTGAGCGCCCGGTTGCCCTGCACGATCGCGTAGGCGCGCTCCAGGCTCAAGGACTCATCGTCCTTCAGCATCTGGACCACGGCCTGCTTGACCTCGGGCTGGTTGATGTCCGGGTTGTCTGCCTTGAACCGCTCGAGCTGGGCACGACGGTTCGACAGCTCCACCTCCTGGCGCACGGGCTCAAGGGCCTGGCGCAGGGCCGCAGCCACCTGCTTGTCGATGTGTGCCTGGACGGACTCGGGGCTGAACGGGTCGAAGCCCACGTCCGCCTCGGCTCGCGCCTTCAGGTCGTCCATGAACTTGCCGTTCGTCAGCGCCGCGCGCTCCGCCTCCATCTGCTTGCGAGCTTCCGCGAGGGCCTGCGTCTTGCGGGTGTAGTCCGCACGCATGTTCGCGTAGAGCTTCTTGATGTCGTCGGGTGCGTTCTTCAGCGCGTCGTTCGGGTTGACCGAGAACGGCTCGTCGGGCTCGGCGTCGAGGATGGGGTCAGCCGGCTCAGGCTCTCCGTCCTCAGCGCGAAGCGCAGCACGAAGCCGCTCGATGGCCTGCTCCTTCCTCGAGGCCTGCTCCGTTGAGCGGGACGGTCACATCTCCAGACGAGGTGTCCTGGGCTTCGACAGTCTCGGTGGCCGAATCCGTGGCCGAATCCGTGGCCGAATCCGTGGCCGAATCAGCCGGAGCCTCTGCGGCCGGCGCTGCCTGTTCGTCACTCACGGGACCTCCACCGTCAGGTTCCCCTCGCGGGTCCAGCGGCTGGCGACGACCGGCGTGCTCATCATGAGCCCCTCACCGGCTGCAGCCTTCGACCAGGCCTTCGCTGTCAGGTCGTCCTTGGGCACCTGCTCCATGTGGAGCCGAGCCGCCTCGGCCCCCTCCTCGATGCCACGGGCCTCGTCACCTGCTCGCACGATGATGGTCACCCGACGTGTACCGGGCTTCTGCTTGGGCATGTCCTCTCTCCCTCAACAACCGCTACATGCGCTGCATGAGCAGGTCGTCCTCTTCGACCTCCATCTCACCACCCTCCATGGGTGCCTCGACCTCGGCCGCCTCCTCCTCCACTGCCATGGGGGCCTCGCCCTCCATTGGCTGCTTCAGGAACTGCTTGAAGTCCCGGCTCTGGGACAAGGTCCGCAGCTTGCCGGCCAGGAGCTGCAGGTCGCGATCGTCCTGCACATCCTCGATGTCTCCCGTGGAGAGCACGTCATCCATGTCGGCGTCAGCCGCTGCGGTCGCAACCATGATGAGCTGCTGAACGAACTCAGGCGGGAGCATCTCCTCGTCCCCGGTGAACGTCGGGTACTCCTGCGCCATATCCCCGAAGGACGGCAAGACCGCGTTCAGAGCATCGACCACCTTGTTCAGGGCCGTCATGCTGAACTCGCCACGGGGCGCCATCTCAGCGAGGGCCTCATCGGCGGCGCTGTCGGCAGCGTCTGCCTTTGCCATTGCCTCGTCACGAAGGGCGTCCAGGCTGTCGATACTCATATCAATCTCCCTTGATGGAGGCGTCGAGCATACCACGCTCCTTCAACTTCGACACGCTGAAGGTCTTGGCTGCCGCCTCCCCTGCATCCATTCCAGAGTCAACGTAGGAGCGGTACTCCTTGCGGTCTGCTTCCAGCGTCTTCTGCTCGGTGCTGAACTTGTCCACCGAGTCCTCGATGAACTTGTTGTCGAAGTCGCTGGCTCGCACGAGCCCCTTCTCTTTGGCGATCTTGTCCGCTTCCTTGTGGCTGTCCACCCACTGACCCAGGCCACGGTCGAAGTATCCGGAGTCCACCCCTCCCCACTGGCCGGGAGTCCGGGCGGGCATCGTCACCACAGGCAGCATGTCCTTGCCACAGTCACAGTCCAGGCCCATGGGCTTCGACTCAACCGAGCAGAGCACCTCTTCGTAGGCTCCGCACTTGGGGCAGTGGTACGGGTACAGTGGCATCAGACACTTCCCATCATGGCCGCGATGTCATCGGGGGATGCGCTTGCCACGGCAGACTGCACATCCGGTGGCGCTGCTCCTGCGTCCATCGGACCAGCCGGCATCGGCTCAGGCGGTGGGGCCATCGGGATGTCCTCGAAGCCAAGCATGGATGCAGCCTGCTGGAGAAGGAACTTGGGGTCAGCACCCAGGGCCTGCAGGGTCGGGACGTTCATCAGGAACTGCTGCTTCCGCATCGCCTCGGACACCGGAGTCTGCCCCTCGTCCTCTGCGAAGACCTTGAAGTCACCGAGCAGGTCAGAGACGGTGGGGCGCACCGACGCTCCCTTCAGGTCGATCGGAATGGTCTTGTCATCCACGAACGTGGCGAGGGTCGCGAGGTACACCCGGACCAGCTCCTCGATGGTGGCGTCCCGCTTCCGAGCCAGATGACCAAGCTGGGACGACGAGTAGCTCACCAGCGCAGCAACCTCGGCAGCAGAGGCTCGACCACCCAGACCCTGACCGCGGCTGAACGGGTCCTGATTCGTGGACGTGTACTGGTCGTCCATCACCTCGTTGACGTACCGGCTCGTCTCAGCCGGCAGCGGCGTGTGGGGCACGGGCATGATCTGCTCTGCCAGACTCTCATCAGGCTCGAGGTCCACCTCGATGAACAACCCGTCCACACCCGACCGCATGTAGCCCTGGTTCTCCTCATCGAGGGCACCAGCACGAACAAGGTACTGCCGAGCCACCTTGCGGACAGCCGACGCCTGGAACGACCGCACGATGTTCTTCTCGTACAACTGGTCGTAGATGCGGCGCAGCGCCGAGTACCCCTCCATCGGGCGGTGAGGCAGCGACGAGAAGTACAGCGGGACAAGCGTGCTCAGGAACCGACCATCCCAGTTCCGAACCGGGATCTCCTCCTGGGCCAGCCAGCGAAGCTCACCCTCGACATCCGGCGTCCAGAAGTACAGCTTCCCGTCCTCGAAGTCGTACCACTCCACCATCCGGACGTACTCGTCGTACTTCGTCGCCATGGCCGCAGGCATCGCCTCGACCTCGTCCTGGGTGTACCGGTCCTGCTTGAAGTACGGCTCCCGACGACGGGCCAGCCACTTCCGGCCAGACCCGAACTTCGCCTTCGCACTGTTCAGGGGCTCCCAGTACGCATGCCCGATGTACCGGCACTCGTCCCACGCCGGCGCATCCTCGTCCACGATGACCTCCCACGGAGGCACCGCCACAGGCAGGACCTTGCGGTACGGGTCGTCCGTCTCGCGGGGCACAAGCTTGATGAAGCTCATGGGGTGGATGAGCGCCAGGCGCGTCCCGTGCTCGATGGCTTCCCGGCACTCGTCCGACAGGAACCCGTTCGCCACAGCCTGAGCCACCTCGGCGTCACCCAGAGCCCGCATCCCCTTGCGAACCACGCACGCCGGGTTCTTCGCGTAGAGCTGGCCGATGATGCTCTCGATGTACCCGAACGCATCCGAGGTCTGGACCTCGATCTGGTCGTTGTCCCGCTCAGGCACATCGTAGAAGCGCGTCTCGTAGATGTTCTTGAGAGCCTCCTGCTCTGGACGCATGTGCTCCCAGTACCGGTCGTGCTCCTGCAACTTCATCTGGACATCGGCTGGCTTCACATCGGCCTCCTGCGTTCACCACGAACTGTGAACGGATGCGCCCTCTTCGCTTCCCGTACCCGGTTCTTCCGGATGAGGTCTTCCATCGTCACCCTACTACGCTCCTCAGGAAGACGCAGCGGCATCTCCTGCGCTGCAACCAGCGCCAATGCCAGGCTGATGACCATGTCATCGTGCTTCCCTTGAGGATGGTCGGGCCTGTTCTTCTTCGCATTCCACCCGATGGACACGACCTGCTCGTACAACTCCTTGGTGAACTCACCCAGGAACCCCTCCTCCATCGTCGAGCGAACAAGCTCGAACAGACCAGCACGGTTCCCACCATGCGTGCGCCATGGCTTTCCATCCCTGTCCGTCCACAGACGGCGGCGCGGATACCCATGCCTCGTCACGTCCTCGATGACCCGGCGCCCGTACACGTTCGACTCGATCACCAGCACAGGCCATTCATACGCACGGCCCAGCCTCAGGATGTGCTCTGCCAGGCGGCTGGGTGTCGTCTTGCTGCAGGCCCACTGCGCCGCCAGGGACCGCGTGCTCGCATCCACCACCGTGATGACAGAGGAGTCGGAACCCACGCCGGCCGAGACATCGACGCCAATGGCGTAGTCCGAGCCGTCCTCCCAGTCCTCGAGCACACGAAGACGGTCGTGGTCCGTGGCGCGGACCTCCTTGACCTCCACATGCTCCATGCAGTCCACCGTGAAGAACCGCTTCGACTGAGTCGCGAACGCCTCCTCGACGGTCAGCGGGTACTCGCGACGGAACTTCGCCTTCCCCAGTGTCGCCATCTGCCGACGACGCCACGCCACCTGGGGCAGCGTCAGCCCGTGGTCCTCCATCAGCACCAGCTCGGCAGCCGTCGGGGCAAAGTCCCGGGTCACCTTGTCGGCGTAGGCGGGGTGCAGGGTCCACGGCAGGAAGCACACATGCCACCCGTTCTCGGGGGCGCCCTTGACGAGGTCGTGGAACTTCGACCCCGGCTGGTTCACCGTGCTCTCCACGATGAGCAGCCCATCACCCACCGTCGCGTCCACCTCGGCCAGCGTCTCGGCCTGGTCCGGGTAGAAGTCGAACTCGGACAGGTGGGCCATCCCCGCTGCGAACGACCGGGTACCGCCTCGACCACCTGCCATGTAGACGGTCTGCTTGG